TTTGAAAAACTTTCCGCAATCAATGTGAACGGAAAAACAGAACGAAAAAACGGATTGACGTATTTGTCATGGGCGTGGGCATGGTCCGAATTCAAAAAACTTTGCCCGGATGCATCCTATAAAATTTTGAATGATGAAAATGGGAAACCATATTTCGTGGATGAATTTGGAATCATGGTCCGAACCGAAGTAACGGCGGAAGGTGAAACACACGAAATGTGGTTGCCGGTGATGGATGGTTCCAACAATGCAATGAAGCGCGATGCATACGCGGTCAAAACGCGAAATGGTGAACGTGGTGTGAACGCCGCAACGATGTTTGACATCAACAAAACGATTATGCGTTGTTTAGTTAAAAATTTGGCCATGTTTGGGTTGGGTATTTATATTTATGCCGGTGAAGATCTTCCGGAAGGATATGAAGCACCAAAACCCAAGATTGATGATAAACGTTTTGAAGCGGCATTGAAAGCAATTGAATCCGGTGAATATACCGAAGAGCAATTGATTGAAAAATTTGATTTGACGGATAAACAAAAAAAATCGTTGGATGATAAAATGAATGAAATCGAATCCGGGATTGAAGAACTTGCAAATAATTTAAAAACAAAATAACATGAGAACAAGAAACAAAGCAAATGACGAAAAGTATTTGAAAGGTTTTATTGATTTATACAATGAAATATTAAATGATCCAAGGTGCAAAACACAAAAAGTTTTGAGAAAGTGGAAAATGTCGAATGGTGTGACATCAATTTTGCAAAGGATGAATGTTATTGATAAGGATGAAAACCACAATTTGATTTGGGTGGGAAGTTATCCAAACATGGAAATGGTTCATGAAGTCAAAAAAATATCAATGAGGATTCAAAAAAAATACCAACGGCCAAAACCAATTCAGCCGCAAATAATTTTCAACACGCATGAAGAACCGAAAATTGAACCGGTGAAAAGAAAACCATTAAGATCATCAGATGTGAAGGAACGTGAAACATTAATCACACACAAAGTTGCAACGGAACCAAAACAAAAAATGTTCGAAATTTCATTGTTCGGGTTCAAAATATTCACTTTAAAACATTAAGGCCATGAATTTATTTCAAATAACAAACGAAATGCAATCAATCATGAATGAATTGATTGAAAACGGTGGAGAATTGACACCGGAATTGGAATCGATGTTGACAATCACCGAATCACAATTGAAAGAAAAAGCTGTGAATTATGCAATGGTGATCCGGTCCATGGATTATGAAACGAACGTGATTGATGAAGAAATTAAAAGGTTGCAAGGTTTGAAAAAGTCACGACAAAATGCAATTGAACGATTGAAATCAGCATTAACCAACGCAATGGAACAATGTGACATGGATGCGATTGAAACACCAACGAACAAAATTTCATTCAGAAAATCACAATCATTGGAAATTTTGGATGAAACATTGGTCCCGAAGCAATACAAAACGCAAGTGATCACCACAAAGATTGACAAAAATGCAATCAAACAAGACATCAAAAACGGAATCACCGTTGATGGTGTTGAGTTATTAACCAATAAAAATTTACAAATTAAATAAAACAAACAAGATGGAAAAATTTAAAGAAAATGACCGTGTTCGAATATGGTTTGAAGATAGCATGGAGCCGGATGGTGGAACATGGGTTAGTGGAACGTTAAAAAATATTGAATTAACAATAAAAATTCCATTGACATTCATTGAAGATGGATTGGAAATAAATGTTGATGATTATAAAACGATCAGAGATATTGAATGTTTTGATTATTTACCGATTGATGAATTTATTCAATATGGTGACAAAATAGAAAAAATAAACGAAACAAAATAAAAACAAACAAGATGGAAAAAGAACAAATGAAATTGAACGGTCGTGTTCAAACAATATTTAACACGCAAGTGATTAGCGACAAATTCAGAAAACGCGAATTGGTATTGAACACCGGTGGAGAATATTCACAACAAATTTTGTTTCAATTCACAAATGATTCATGTGAAGCGTTGGAAGGATTGAATGAAGGTGATCAGATTGATGTTTATTTCGATATTCGCGGCCGTGAATGGACGAACCCTAAAACCGGTGAAGTTAGGTATTTCAACACATTAAACGCGTGGAAATACGATGTCCAGACGAAAGAAACGGTTCAGAGTAAAGCAACAACAACACCAATCCCGGTTGATGATTTGTCACCGGATAATGATCTACCATTTTAAAAAAATGAAACATGAACAAAATAAAAAAAGAACAATTGAAAAATTTGTCCGATGATCTTCGCGACATCATCCAAACATACATGGACGATAATGGGTTGACCGTTTACAAATTTGCAACAATGTGCGGTGTTCAAACAAATCAATTGCATTTATTTTTAATGAATGAACGCGGTTTGAACTTGACAACCGTTGAAAGAATTGGTAAAATAATATCATAAGAATTGGCCCGGATTAATTTTCGGGCTTTTTTTTATTCAACTATTGTTTATTTAATTTATTTATATATATTTGAACAACAAAAAACAAAAAAACATGAAAAACAGAATCACACAATTTGACCGTTTTATGATCCGGTCCACGTTCATTGGCGTTTGCATCACCATCATTTCGGTGATGAACACAAAATCCAAAATCGAAACGAAAAAACATTTTGAAAAACGAATCGAATCATTGGAATTAGATTCCATCCGAACACATGAAATGTTGGAAAATTATTCAATCAACCATCAATTGAACCGATATGAATAGAGAAAACATAATAAACAAATTGACGTTGTTGGAAACGTCTGAATTCAGAAAACGCGGATTAGAATTGATTGGAAAATATACACATGAACCGATTGGATTCCGAAATGATTTGTATCAAATATTTGACAAATTATCGGATGATGATTTGAAAAAGTTATACAACCTAAAAACTAAATTGATATGAATAATTTTGAACAAGGTGATCCGGTGTTCGTGGACCGCTTTAAAGAATATGGAGTGATTGAACACGTTGAACGAAACAAAGTGATTGTTTTATTGATTAACCAAAAAACCATCCAGATACAACCATTCGAATGCGAATTGTTGGAATCGGATGAAATCGAATTGGATTGTTCCGAATGCGATGGAACCGGGATGATTGAGGTAATGAGGTGCCGCAATGCTTCAATGGATTGTTGTGGTGGATGCTATGAATCGGAAACGTGTTTTGAATGCGAAGGATCCGGAACAATGACAAAGGATATTTTTGAACTAATTTAAAACAAAAAAACGAACAAAATGAAAAATTACAATAAATATTTAGTTATATATGCATCAGCAATAGCATTAGAAATTGGTAGCACAATGTATATCAATTCAGTTTCCGATAAACAAATGGCCGCAACTATGTTTTGGGCGTTTTTAGGTCCTTTTATTGCGTTACCATTTACAGGATTTGTAGCAGATGAAAAGACGTGGAAAGGCAGATTTTTTTTAGCTCTTTCAAGTAGTGTGGGTTATACAACAGGGGCCCTAATATCAATGTATTTTATTTTATTGAATTAAACCAAAACAAAAAAAACATGGAAAATTTTGAAAAATACGAACACGAATTGAACAATGTACCAACACCGGATCAACTGAAAACGTTTGATGATATGGTGAGCTATTTAAAAACGATTGACAATTGCCGTGTGGAATGTGAATGGTTTGTCATTCCGGACCTTCATTCATACATGAACAAAGCAATCATGAGCATTGAAACATTTCCAATTGGTGAACGCAAATCATCCGATGAATGCATCCGGATAAAAGAAACAATGAAATTGGTGATTAAAGCAATAATGGAGAATAAAACGAAACCATTGGGCCACGTTGAAAAAATCGATTTCACAAATTTCAGAAAATAAAAACTATATTTGTAAAAAAAAACATAAGATGGAAGAAAAAAAGAAAATGAGCGACATCGACATCAAAACTAAAATATTAGGATTCGCAATGTTGCCAATTGCGTTGGTGTTATGGATGGTTGACCGATTAATCCATGTAATGATGCCACACGCGGCGCATCCAACGTTTAAAGCATATCTAATGAAGTCCGGGAATATCAAATATACATTGGTTCGAATCATTGTGTTTTCCATCCCGGTGATCACTTATAAATTGTTGTTTTAATATGTGGCAATTATCAATTTCCTTCCATTGGCCACATGAAAAATTCATGGTTGGATTCCAACACATCAAAAGTGATGAAGAATTCATTTATTCGACAATAGAATTATCCTTGTTGGTGATGACATTCCATTTTGATTATCAATAAAACAAAAAACAAAAAACATGACAAAAGCCGTATTGAAATATGATTTGAAGGATCCAGAACAAAAGCAAGCGTTCGAATGCGCAATCAAATCAATGGATTTGGCAATGTTCGTGTTCAATGTGATGCATAACATACCAAAACGCGTTGAATGGGCCATTGAGCAAAATGAATTGACCGCAATGGAAACGGTTGAATTCTATAATGAACAAATCTACATGGAATTAAAGCATTTCGGAATTGACATTGATAAATTGATTGAATAAACAAAACAAAATGCCAGAACCAAGACAAAACGAAACGCAAAATGAATTCATTGACAGATGCATCCCATTTGTATTGAATGAAGGAACCGCAATAAACACGGCACAAGCATTTGCCTATTGTCAATATTTATGGGAAAACAAACGAAACTCATTAAACAAAACTAAACAATCAACACTAAAAAAACAATGAGTCAAGCAACACAACAAAAGAAAACCAAAATGATTGAAGCAATGTGCAATTGTTTGGGTGTTGTCAGTGATGCGTGCAAAGTTGTTGGAATAAGTCGAAAAACGTATTATGATTGGATGAATGATGATGATGAATTCCGGCAATCAATCAACGATATTAGTGAAATCGCGTTGGATTATGCAGAAACACAATTGTTCAAACAAATCCGAGAAGGATCAACCACGGCAACAATATTTTTCCTAAAAACAAAGGGCCGAAAACGTGGGTACATTGAACGTCAAGAATTCGCAATCGATACGGCGCGACCGGATTTGTCACAATTATCAATCGATGAAATAAAAAGTCTATTGAATGAGAATGAAAGCGAATAACAAACGCGAATGGTTGAAATTATACCTTCGTTTGGAGTTGGCAAAAAAAGATTTTTGGGAATTCTGTTTGTTTTATGATCGCGAATTTTTTATTGAACGTGAATTTTTGAAGGAAGTTGCCGAAGCATTCCAGAATATAAACGACAATAAAATCAAATCATTGGCCGTTTCAATGCCACCAAGGGCCGGGAAAAGTTATATCACCTCAATATTTTGCGCGTGGACATTAGGCAATCATCCAACGGAATCGGTCATGAGAAACACTTGCACCGCGCAATTATTCAACAAATTTTCTTATGATGTGCGTGACATCGTGAAATCGGAACGTTTCCAATTGGTGTTTCCGGATGTTAAATTGTCCGATGATAAGGCCAATTTGCAAGGTTGGAACACGAACAAATCAAAACAAGTTGGGTATTTTGGTGCCGGTGTTGGTGGAACAATCATTGGATTTGGTGCATCAAAAATCGCAATCACCGATGATTTGTATCGTGGGATTGACGATGCTATCAATGAGAACATGAACGCACGAATCCAACAATGGAAACAAGCAACACACGATTCTCGGTTCGAATCCGGATGTTCACGCATTGACATTGGTACACGTTGGACCAGAAACGATGTGATTGGAACGCAAATGGATTCCGGAGTGTACGAAAAAGAGGTGATTATAAAAGCATTGGACGAGAATGACAAATCGTTTTGTGAAGCGGTAATGACCACGGATGAATATCTGGACAAAAGAAACAAAACCGCAAAGGAAATATGGTTGGCCGAATATCAACAACAACCGATTGATTTGGTTGGAATGTTGTTTGGTGATTTGAAAACCATTTCATTGAATGATTTTGAGAAGATTAAAGAACACACAACGATTGATGGTTGCATTGGTTATGTGGATGTCAGTGACACCGGGAAGGATTACACCGCTTGCGCAATTGGTTGTTTGATTGGATCGGATGTTTATATTGTTGATTATGTATTCGACAAATCAAACACGGACATCACCATCCCATTGGTTGCATCGGTGTTGGAAAAATGGAGGGTGAAATATTGTCGTGTTGAATCGAATTCAATGGGTGCCATGTTCGCACGTCAATTGCAACGTGAAACAAACACACGGATTCTGCAAGTGGCCAACACACAGAACAAAATGACCAGAATAATAATGCAAAGCGCATTTATATTGCAGAGAATGACATTTGTTGAAACCGGAACACCGCAACAAATCGCATTCGTTGATAATATTTTATCATTTAGCAAAGAAGGGAAAAATAAAAATGATGATGCGCCGGATTGCATGGCCGGGTTATCAATGTTC